TACATAATCTTATTCATTGATCAATACCTCCATCGTATAAATTGTCATCTGCATCTTTTCGGATTCAATCCATTCCTCTTCGCGGTTAAAAGCAAGATCGTGCGCCTTCAGCACATCCTCGATCTGCTTTTCCAGTGCGAAGTTCTTGTGGTCGGTGTACAGTTCGATATTGAGTTCTTCAATATCTACAACATTGACATTATCAGCAGGCTCCGGAACATTACCTGAATAAAAATAGCAGATAAAAGGTGGCGCAATTCCTGTGCCTTCTTCAAATGCTCGATAGGCATATGGAATCCCGATGCTTTCGATCATTTCAGCAACTTCTAAGCATGTCATTCAGATTCCCTCCAATTTATCAACCATTCTGTCAAAGGCTTCTTTCACAGCCCAGTCCTCAACAGGTGCGATATGCACTATTGATTTAACTCTTCCGCCTCCACGCTTAGCATGGCCGTGTTCAAGCAAATGCGCTAATTGATATGTGCCACTCTTACCATAAACGGTCGCACCAACCATAATGCGCTGCTTGTCCATTTTTCGCGTCCAACCTTTTGCATATTTACCAGTAGCGCCGCGCGGGGATTCAGCTTTCAACTTTCTCACCGCTTCTTTGCTCACTTCGTCAATAGCTTCATACATAGCCGGAACGACATCATCAATCAGATAGTGGTCAAGCATCTGTTTGATGTTTTCGGAAAAGTTAAACTTCGAAGAGTTAATGACTGCCATTTGTGCCGCCTTTTCTTTCTGCGTACAGTTCAAGCGTGTCAGTGCGTGCCTGATATGTTCTGTAAACGGAATAGGTCTGCCCCTTGTATTCCACGATCTCTTCGCCGTCATAGTCGCCAAAGAAGATCTTAAAAAGGAATGCCGGGTTCAAACCATTCCGCCCGCCTTCAAAAAACTCCGTAGAGTTCACGCTATACACTTGACAGAATACCTGCCTGCTTTCGCGAGTAACGACCGGGACCCCAAGAGGATCCCGTGTCTTTGTCTCTTTTATCAGATGGATAACATCATCTACCATGTTGTGTACCCCGTAGCCATTGATAACTGTGCTTTTTGCTCGTCATATGACTCTTTGTACTGCCTGAATACATATTCCGGGTTATGCTCGCCAAAATGCATTTTGCAGTAAGTAATGACCGCCCTCTGACAGATAGCGTCAAGTTCTTCCGGGAGCGTTACCCCTGCCACCCCGAGATCCAATTTAGCGGCATCAATAAGTGCCTGGATTTCAAGATCATATGCATTTGTAGTCACCCTAAGTGCCATTTTAACGAGTTCAAGCATCTTAAATACCTCTCAATAATGATGTAAGCCTTCCGCCCACTTTTGCTCATCCTCCGGCCATATCTCAATATGCCCGATATGTCCGAGCCTAACCGCAGGATCAGCCCACATAGTATAACCACACTTCGCCGCTCTGTTGCAGAACGCCAAATCCTCACCAAGTGCTGCCGTTGGCATAAAACAAACACCAAATTTCTCTTTTACAGCCAACAAAACTTCGGTTTTCATCAGAACGCATCCAAAACCGCTTGCTGCCACTGAGAACAGCCTATCAGGATATTCCGCAAGGGAAAGCCGCTGAATTGGCTCAATGCTACTAAACAGGCAACTGCTGTATGGTGCCCTTCTGCCATGGCATATACCGGAAACAAAATCCTTGTCATGGAAAATCAAATCATCAAAAATGTCCTCAGTAAATACCATGTCAGCATCAAACCAAAGGACATGCGTAAATCCTTCTTGCCATGCCATTGTAGCCAGTTTCTCGCGTGCGTGGTATACAAGCGTGCCGCTCTTGTATTCAACCTTGAAGTCTATGCCATCTTCACTCAACTTGCAGATCAGTTTGGTCAAACTTTCAACAAAGCGATAATGCATGAAATCAAGCGTTGGGATCGCTATCAATAATTTCATTTAGTGGTTTTCCTCTTTGTGGTCGTTGCTTTTTCCTGTGCTTTTCCTGCCGCTGTATCAGGAATAGCCACTGCTCCTCCAAGGGATGTCAAAAACTGAAACTCAGCGGGGGAAACCTCAACAGTCTCCCCTGCCTTGTGTAAAATCCTTGCATCCCTTAAAAGTTTAACCTTCATCAGGTCCCGCTTGAGGGCTTAGCAATGTTTGTGAACCGCTTGTCTGCTGTTACAGCGTGTGCAGCATACTGACGGCCAACAACCTTTACAAGATCATATTCTGCTTCGGACAGATCATCCCACTTGATCACTACACCTTCGCCTTCAGGATAGTTCACCTGAGCACCGGACAGATCGCCAACGAATGCATAAACTGCATTAGCGGATGCTGTGTCATATGCAGGAAGGGTGTTGTTAAACAAAACAGTCAGCCCCATGAACGGATCAACTTCAAAGTTGCCAAGTGCACGTGCAGCCGTGAAGTTTGCATAGGTCAATTTGTTCATAACGATAACCGGAGTTCTTGCTTCATCGGAAAGATTTGCATAAGCCTCAGCAATCGTATTAAGGCCAGGAGCAGCAGTGATCTTTGCAGCGGAAACTGCTGTGAATCCAGCAGAAGTGTTAAGCGTTACGATGTCAGTTACCACGAGGGCAGCAAGTTTCTTAACGATCTGATAGGTAAGTTCATCATAGACATAACGGATGAACGCTTCGCCACCAAGTGCAACTGCCTCGTCAGAAATGCGGATCCATTTTTTGATGTTCTTCGGAATCATGGTAACGATACCAATCGTCAGGGATTCCTCAGTGGGAGCGCTGGTGCCTTCAGTGTGCTCATATGCACCATCAGCAGAAAGTTCAAAAGCAACCTTAAGATTGCCCTTGATAGAAGTCTTGCGTACACGGCTCAGAATCTCTTCATTATCCCATGCGGTTCTGATAATCTCATCAACAAGTTCCGGAACAGGAACATAACCGCCAACAGCGTTCTTGCTCAGAAGAGTGCGGCACTCTCTGTCATCACCAGTCTTAAGATACTCGGCAAAAGCATTGATGTATGCAGGAGTGTTTCTGATCTCTTTTGCATCCTCATTTGCCTTGTGCGCTTCTACAACCTTGCCTGCACCTGCAAGCACTTCTTTAAGCATTGCCCGGGTCTCACTGGTCTCGATCTCCGCCTTACGGCTTTCCAGTGCATCAACCTCAGTCTTCAGTTCTGCGATCCTGACTTCATCAGCAGTCTCGATCTCGTTTTTGATCTCGGCTCTACGAGCCTCAACCTGTTCCATAGACATTACTTTGATTTCTTCGTTTGTCATCTTTTTAATCCTCCAATCTTAGTTTCAGTTTTAATTTTTCGCGCTCCAAGTTCAGTGCATTCAGTCGCTCCGCCTTAATCCTCTCGATCACTCCGTCAGTCAGATTACGCACCGTAATTGAAGTGCCATCATTGGCTGGTATAGATACAGCCGATACATCAAACACCTTGCCAATCCTTTTGATTGTTCTGGTGCTAATGACCTTGTCATTCTCCCTGGTATCTTCCCAGGAATCCTCTAATACTGTGTAACCATAACTCATCTTTGTGGTATAACCACCTGCTATCTCTTCATACAGATCACGACCGATCTCAGTGCCGCCAAGATCCGCTTCGATGGCAAGCCCGATATTGTCCGGGATAACAGAAAGAGTGTTATTTGATATCCTTGCAAAAACCCTGCCTTCGTGATTATATTGGAAAATCACATCAGACATGTCAGCCTCATCAAATGCATGAGGGTCAACCACTTCTCTGATCTCATTCTCTCCATGCGAATAAAGAACATATGGTTGATTAAAGGTTGACGCATAACCTCTCACCATCTTCTTATTTTCATTGTTATCCTGTTCTGCTTTCAACACAGATAGTGTGAAGTCTCTGTATTCTCTTTCATTAGTTTTGAGTGCCATTTGTCAAACCTCCTTCCAACAGATCTGATTCTGTTGCGTTTTTATATTCACCCCGAATTGTTCGTATCTCTCCACCTTCCACGGGCGCATAATTAAACAGTTCCCTTGCCTCATTGATGCTCATTACACCACGGTCAAGCATCTGCTGAGCAAGTTCAACCTTTGAATTCGTGGTCATGTACTGCAAGCGATTCGCATTAGCGATCAGATGCGACCCTTGAGCGCGTTCACGCTCTGAAAATATCGCTTTAGTCATTGATTCGCTAAACTGTACCGCAAACGGCTCAATTGCGCCATTAAAGAATGCATCCAGTTCATCTCCTGTGGCTTCATTCCGGAGCACCTTTTCATTTACTCCGAAGTAAGTGCTGACATTCTCAAGTATCAGTTTCATTTGCTCGGCATCGACCGTGTACGGCTTTGAATCCACCTGCTTGATGTCGTGGTATGTATTCGGGAATAACAGAATCCCGCCAGCCTCTGCATCCTTTGTCAGATTTTCTTCTGAAAACCGCTTGCGCTCTTTTGCAAGATCTTCGGCTTTTGTAAAGTTGTTTACCTGTGCAATAAACCGATATGATGCACTGTTCTTGATGGCTTCTTCAAGCCCCTCATTCTGTATGTGGATGAGTTTCATGGTATCATCCAATGCATTATTTCGGGATCCGAAAAAGTCATCCTTGTACTGATGTTTTGTCAGGATCGCACACTTTTTAAGTTCAACCGCTGCCGTTTCGCCATGAGAAAACTTATATCTGAGCCACAACTCACCTTTGTACTCAATAACCTCTGCTTCAAGCGGAATGACGGGATAGTATCCTGTGATAACCATGGATTGATCAAACACAGGAACCACAAAAGCAGTGTTGTGAATATCCAGGATCGTGGAAGTCCTGTATAAAAACTGGCTCCATGTCTGCCACTGGTTCGGCCCTGTGCGAAGTTTTGACTGCAGTGACGGCTGAGCAGTGCCCATCACCTCCACCTTCAGTTTACTGATGTGCCTTGCCCTGGCATCAATGGCAGCCCTAACGATCTCACTCTCATAGATCTTTCCATTCCAATCCCGGAAAACAGGTTTGTACCCTCTGAGTGTATAGAAGACTTCATTGGCATGCTGCAGAGCATCCTTCGATTTTGCGGCCTCTTTTGGCCTAAAAATTCTGTCAAACAATCCCATCTGTCAATTCCTCAATCTGTCAGCAAGTTCGTCATACCATTTCTGCCGCACCGTAAATGCATCAGCCAGTGCAGCCATGCCATCTATGTGGGCAGCGGGATTCAGTTTAACAAGTTTCCCCCTGCCACGTTCAACGCTCATCTTGATTGCGCTGTTCAACATGTGTACCTTCAAAAGATCGTTATCTCCAATGTGAATCCTGCCGTCTTTCAGCAATCCTTCTATTTCTTGCAACACAATCCAAAGGTTCTCGCCCTGATATACGTCATCTGTCTGAAAGCCATACCCTTCAAGATCCTGGATCAGATACTGTGCACTGTATCGGTCATAACCTACCATCAGCGGCAAGATCTCGTAGTCCTCAATCAGCGACCGGAACCAATTAAAGCAATCATGGTAGTCAACGAAGTTTTCTCCGGACGACTCCAACAATCCGCGCTGGATGTATATATTATACGGCAAGCCATCACGGGCAGATGCTTCATCAATTCGCTCATTTGGCAACCAAAACTTTGAAAACACATACAGTTCGCCATCTCGTTCGATCACAATACATGCGCTGGTCAAGTCAGTTGTTTGCGACAAGTCAATGCCTGCCACACAGTAACTGCTCCGAAAGTTCTCAAGATTGAGCGGTTCGCCATATGCCTTTTCAACAACAGTGGCATCCAGCCATGCAAGACTGCTGTTCTGCTTAATACATGCGTATTTTGTCATAAATTCCGCTTTTTTGGAAAGGGATCCCTCCGCAATAGCAATCTCTTCAAGCATGTAATCAACCGATACCGACACACCCAAATTTGGGTTACTCTTTCTCAGTTCGTTGATGTCATTCCAATGCTCAATGTCATCAATCATATATAAAAAAGGCAGCAGTTTCTTTTCTTTACTGTCGCCTTTTAGAAAGCGTGTGGAGCGCTTGATCAGTTCATCATAAATGCTGTCGTTGACATATCCGGAAGTTGTGCATGAGATTAGTAGCCCTTCCGGGCGGGCACCCATACCGGATTTCATGACTTCATATTGCCGAAGTCCGCCTTCACCTTCCCATGAAGCAATCTCATCGCAGATGCATAGGCTCGGGTTGAATCCATCTGACTTCTTCGCAGAAAAAGCAACCTTCTTCACAGTGCTGTTTGTCGCCAAGATCATCAGATCGCTCTGCCTGTGCCTTGGCATGATCGAGTCATCCTTGATCTTTTTATTATGTTCATCCCTGTCAGCAAACTCTTCTTTCATCCGTTTGTATTCCGGATCCAGCAGAGTCATTGCCCAAATGTTGTTGTAAATGATGTCCGCCTGGTCAAGTTTAGGTGCTATGTTGTAAACCTTTGCGCCGAAGCCACCTTCTTGCTGCCACACATACTTGGAAATGGCGGATGCAATCAAACTTTTACCATTTTTTCTCCCGATTAGTAGTACACACTCTCGAAACTGCCGCAAACCATCTTTATCAACCAAACCAAATATCGCAGCCACAAAAGCCTTCTGCCAAGTTTCCAAAATCAGCGGCCCCGGAGCAAGCGGCCCCTCTGTATGGAAAGCATGCTCCTCAATCCACTCGATTGCTGCGTTGGCTTTGTGTTGGTCATAGAAAAACTCTTTATTCTCAATTCCGTGGATCAGTTTCTCCATCAGGAGCCTAATAAACTCTCCCACAGTCACAGAGCCGTTCTTGATCTGCTGATAGTATGTGTAAATCCAATTATTTTCGCCCTTATTCTTGGCTTTTCTTGACATCGTTCCCCCTTGTTGCTCTCGTTTTGGGTTATTTTAAAG